CTAATAAAGAATCCGAAGATTCTAATAGTGAATCTAATAGTTCCGATAATAAAAATAATGAGAATAGTAATTCAGAGTCTAGTTCGGAACAATCTAATGGCTCTGGTTCTAATCAAACTAGTGGTGGACAAGGTAATGCAGGTGGAAGTGGTACATCAACAGAAGGTACTACAGCAAAAACAGAGGATGAATCAAAAGAAGGTGGATTGGGTATGTCTTTAGCTAATTCTATTTCAAATGTAATGGATGGTGGAGAATCAGATAATAAAAACAGAGGTTCATTAATCGCATCAGGTGATATTGTGGTTATTGATAATCAAGATAACTCAAATGGTCGTCAAGTAAAAGTAGTAGGTTCTATTACTAGTGCTAATACAAAAAAGAGCAGAGTTCAAGGAGCACTATTTACATATACGACTGTAACTAATGATTTTAGTTTAACTTTCTATAAATCATGGATTAATCCGAATAGAACATTTAACCTAGTAGGTGCAAATACTACAATGACTAATTTCAATCAAAATCATTTAAACACAACTACTGTTTTAGAATCATTTAAGTTTGGTAAGAAGAAATTCACTGGAATGGCTGGTTTAAATTTCACAATAGGTAAGTTAGGTAAAAGAGAATTACAAAATTTATCAGCAGTTACTGGAGTTCATAGGAATTTTAGAGTTAGTCCAAAGATTACAACATCAGCTTTAATATTAGGAGTCTATTCTCCATTTACTCAATACTACGAAGGTCAATGGTGGGATCCAGGTCTACTAATTGTACCATTTAGTTCTTGGGATATTCAAATTACAAAAACATTCAAATACAATATCAGTTTTACTGGAGTTTGGCAATCAGGTGGAAACGCTTTGAACTATCAAATATTAACTGGTGGTAAAATTAGGTTCTAATTATGAAAAAATTACTAATACTTTTACTATTTCCCACATTACTATTAGCACAAAAAGATTGTTATTCTGTTAAGGGAGTAACAACTACAATTGAAATGGAAGAGATTAGTCAAAAAAGGATTGTATTTGGTATTAAACAAATGATGGAAGATGTTATTTCAGACAAGTATGATTTATGTTTAGATGGTAAGCCAGTTGAAGTTAAAGTAACTTCAATAGAAGCACCAACAACTGGAATATCAATAGGTCCATGGACTAAAGTGAGTAAAAAGACAATAGTTACTTTACTAATCTATATGGATGGAAAGGTAATTGAGGTTGAAGGAAAAGCTAAATCTACGGTAGAAGCTACATTTATAGATTTACAGAATGATGAAATACCATTTGATAAAACAACATTCGCATCGGCAGTTAAGAAGGCTATCGAGAAAATTATCAAGTAAAATTAGAACTTTTAAATTAATTTTTGTATATTTATATCAACAATAGAGGAGAACCAATGAAAAAATTATTAATTTTACTATTATGTATATTCATATCATATAGTACAGTAGCACAAGAAACCAAAAAAGAAAAGAAAGATTCATTCTTAAAAGAATTTTATCAAGACTTCCTAAAGTATGGTACAGTATACGCTGCGGGTGATATTAGTAACTCATACGAACCAGCTAGAAAAGAATATTTTGTAAGAACCAACGATAATGGTAGTATATACAGTATACCTGTTGTAGTAGATGGAACAGAATATAATCCATTTGATTATAGAATCGGATTTGGTATAAGAAAATTAGCTAGATTTGATTACGAAAGAAAACCAGGTAATTTTTGGACTGGTAACGCTAATAGAGAACGACAGATTGCACTATCAGCACCAACATCAGCTGTAAAAGGGTTTGAATATTTATTCCATTGGGAAAAGGAACGTAATAGAGGTGATGTATGGACAAATAGTAGATACTTCCTTAGACATACAGGCAAATACCATATAGCAAAAATCGAAAGTAGAACTCAAGGTGCATTTGATTTCTCATATCAATCAGCCGAAGTAAGAGCTAGATTACCAATCGGTAAGAAATTCTCATTATCAGCAGGAGCAATGTTCAGAACACACGATAGAGCATATGGATATAATCCATTCGAAGTGTGGGTGAATGAAGAAGATGAAAATGGTAATCCAATAAACCCTTGGTACACTTTAGGATATGATAATGGCTATACAGACCAATTCTATACAGAAACATACATAGACCCAGTAACTGGTGATGAAGTAGAAAGAAACGATTGGTTTTGGCAAAACGAAGATGGTGAAAGAGTAGCTGATTCAGATTTAGAATTCAGAGATGGTATATTTAGAGATTTAATTAATGATTTCAATAATGAAATGTGGGATGAAATTGGACAATTCGGATTAGTATCCCCAGTTGTAGGATTTGATTTCTATCATTACAAATCTAAGTTTTGGTTACACGCATACGGAAACTACATCTTACCTTATCATTCTTATGTAATGGGTGATGGAGACTTCAACTATGGTAATAGAGATAATTGGGGTAAGGGTGGATTAAGACAAGATTCTGAATTTGAACAATGGGATGATTTCCAATTCGGGTTAAATATGGGATGGAAAGTTGGAAAAAACTTAGGTGTATTCGTAGAAGGTGAATATACTAGAATGTGGGATACTGAATTTTACTACTCCACATTTGGTTTAAATTATACATTTAGATAAGAGGTTAACAATGGCTAAGCAGTTGAGTGAAGATACAAAAGTAACGTTGGATTTAAAAACCATTGGTATGATAGCAGTTGGAATTGCATCTTTAGTTGGGATGTGGTTTGCACTACAATCGGATATTCAGAGAGCTATGGAACTTCCTGAACCTGTAATTGAAAGAGTAGAATACGATTTAAAGGATGAGCTCATCCGACAAACTATTATGGATACACAAGATGATGTAGAAATGATTCTTGAGAAGATGGAAAAGCTGGAAGAACGTCTTTACGATGTATCACGAAAAAATTAAAATTGGATTGTATGAAAAAAATATTAGTTTTAGTAACGTTAATGGGGTTATTTATTAACTCATATGGACAGGAATACATTACCGATAGTGAGTTTGATGAAGCTATACATGAGAAATCATCGTTTGGTGATGATGAAACCTCAATAATAGTAATTGAGTTTTGGGCAAAGTTCAACGAAACAAACTCATTTTCAGATTGGAGTAAGTTAGTTGGTATTACTCACTACTACAGAGTGGATATCGCTAAATCACCGATAGCTAAAAAAGACTACAGAGTACGGATGGCACCGACCTTAATCATCTTCAAAGATGGTATAAAAGAAGTTGTATTTAAAGCAGGATTAGATTTAGAGTGTCCTGTAGATTTAACTGAACTACAAGAAGCAATAGATGAGCTAAAGAAAGCTTCACAATTTTAAAAAATAATGAGTGAATTAGAAAAGTTCACTATACTTATAACAAACACAAAGGAGTTACGGATATGAAATGGATTTGGAGAAAAATTATGGCATTTGGTAATATATTTAAAGATAATAATGATATCAATGAGAAGAACGTAATAGGGTTTATGTCATTTGCAGTAATGACTATATTCGCAGTTGTAGATTTAACAACTGGTTACTTCGGAAAAGATTTAGTAATTAACGAATTCATATATAATTCATTTGTGTGGATTACTTTAGGATGTTTTGGCATCGCAGGAATTGAAAAATTCGCAAAGAAGTAAAACTTTATTAGAAATACAGAAAATGTATATAGCGGAAGAGAAAATGATATTATTAAAAAGCACCCCATTGATGGCAGGGCTAGGATTGACATCGGTATGTACTTTCATAACAACTTATCTTATGGATTTAACTATGGGGAACTCGGAGCAATATATGGCAGTTCTCTTAGTATTAACATTAGACGGATTCTTTGGTATTCTTGGTGGTATGAAAAGAGAGGGTTTTAAAACCTACAAAGCTCTTAAAGTTATAAAAAACATATTCGCTTGGGAATTAATCCTAACTGTAATATTATCTATAGAATTAGGATTTGATGGTACATCTTGGCTATCAGAAACAATCTTAGCTCCCTTTATGGTTTTCCAAATGATATCAGCTCTCAAAAACGCATCAATGGCCGGGTTCATTAAGAATGAACTACTCAACGAAATCTTAGATAGAATCGATTCTCACAAAGGAAAACGTTCTAAATAACATTTATTCCAAATAATTACATATTTATAATCGTATGAACAATATAAGACAATACGGTTGGAAAGATTGGATTAGTAATCCTAAGAACAAATCCCTATACGAAAAGGATATGAACGAAGGTATGCGCCAATTCAAAATGGAACAGCTAAGAAGAGATAGAATGGCTCAAGCAGCTGTATTTAAACAAAGAGGATATTAATGGAAAAGATAGAAAAATTAGTTAATCTTCTTGAAAAGAAGTATGGTAATAAGAATATTACTGAGAGTAGTAAAAACAAAATTAGAACAATAGTACGTGAAGAGATAGCAAGGGTCATAGAATCCCTTGAAGAAGTTAATGATTCAGAAAACCCGATGGTATCTAAAAAATAGATATTGATGATTGGGTTAAATGAAACTAAATCTTACAGAAGAAAATCTAATAGTGATTTATAACTAACAGAAGTAGAATAGGAAATATGCCTTTATACAACAGAAAAGATATGCCACAGGTTAATACTCAAAAATTGGGTAAGGCTATTGATATGGTCAAATCTAAAGTAAAGGTAACAAAGACTAGGATACTTGCTATAAAGTTAAAAGAATCTCAAGTAGAACTCATACCAAATAAGGTAAAGGGTATAGCTGCAAAATATGATAAACCAACTGATATGAAACCTTTAATCGTATCTAAGGATAATTACATAGTAGATGGGCATCATCGATGGGCAGCTGGTATTTACAAATTTGGTAAAGATGTTAAGTTACCAGTCTATATTATACAATTAAATAAAGTTAATGCGATTAAGTTATATCAAAGTATAGCTAAATCGTTGAACGAAGATATAAACGTACCAATTAACGTAGGTGATACTGTGTTAGGTGGTAAGTTCAAAAATAAAAGAATCGTTGTTAAATCAATCGGTAAGAACGAAAAAGGTGATATTACCATTAACAACAAACCACTAATGAAATTCAGAATACTTCCTAAGTTAGATGAAACTTCAATTGGAGCTAAAATTGAGTGTGGTAATTGTGGATGGAGTTGGAAAGTAGAAGATGGTGGTGATGATTTGTATATTTGCCATAAGTGTGGTAATGATAACGAAGCTCAAGAAACCCATGCAACACCTTCTACTGATAATGAAAAAACAGCAGGACTTCCACCAATTAAATCAGATGGTAATGGTAGACCTAGTAATAGTGGACAATACTCTAAGGTAATAGAATCTACAATCAACGAAATACCAATGGGTGATTTAAAACAAATAGATACATTCGCTGATAAGAAACTCAACCCAGTAGATGTTGTACTTACAGATAAACATTTCTTTGATAGGTTAAACGACCCAAGAAACAAAAAAGAAATATCTAAAGCAGAACTAATCGGATTCTTTAAAAGATTGGGTAAGAAGAAGAAAGAGTTCGTTGAGTTCTTAAACCAATACAATTCATTGGTCGCAGTCGATGATAGAACTAACATCAACATCCCATTTATGAAGCAGGCAAACAAAGCAATCGCAAAAACAGTGATGCGTAAAAAAGATTTCAAAACACCCGATAAAAAGTTGGATATATAATGGCAGAAGAAACAAAATCAGTAGGTAACGATAACGTAGGAGCATCAGCAGAAGCTCATATCGGAACTGAAGTAACGGATTCATCAGTAAGTGCTGGTGTAGGTGCAAGTGCAGAAGCAGGAGCAAACGTAGAAAACACAGAACAAATTGGTGATGTAACCATTTCACAAGAAGCTCATGCAGAAGCAGAGGTTCATGCAGAAGCAGAAGCATCGGCAGGTTGGGATGGTAGAAACGCAACAGTAGATGCACACGCAGAAGTAGGGGCATCAACTGAAGTTGGAGCATCTAACTCAGTAGAGTATGGTGGTGTAACTAACACAACCGAAGTTCACGCAGGAGCTGAAGCTAAAGCGTATGTTGGTGCAAGTGGACAAGTAGGTAAAGATGGTGCAGAAGGACATGCTGGAGCAATGGCTGGAGCATCAGTAGGTGTTGGAGCATCTAATAGTACTTACGATAAAAATGGTAATGGTGCAGAAGCAGGTGCTGGAGTATCGGTTGGAGCACAAGTAGGTGCTGAAGTTGGTGGTGGAGCTACGATGGATGATGGAGTTGCAACTGTTGGTATTGATGGTGAACTTGCATTGGGTGTAGGAGTAGATGTTGACTTATCAGTAAGTGTTGATACTAAACCAGCACAAGAGTTCGTAGAGGATACCGGAAACACAGTTGCTAATAGAGTAACAGAGGATGCAAACACCGTAGCTAAAGAAACTACTAAAGCAGTTGGAGTAGTATCTAATACTGCATCTAATGTTGGTAACTCAGTTAGTAACGGTACTAAATCAGCTAGTAAAAAAGTTGGTAAAGCACTTGGTGGTATTGGTGGTAAAAAGAAGAAAAAGAAGAAAAAATGATAAAACTTACAGATATACTTAACGAAGGAAAGATAGTATTACAATCTAAAGACAAAAATGCTGAGTTACCATCAGTATTTGCTGATTTCTTAGTACATGGTAAGTTACACAATGTGATACAATTTATTCCAAGAAAATCAGTTGATTTAGATAAGATAGACCAATTAGGTGATATATCAAAAGATGATATAACTAAACAATTAGTTAAATTTGCTGAAAAGAAAACCAAAATCAAATTTAAACCATTGAATGATTTTCAAGGTGCAGGTTATGGTATTCAAATAGATATCGACTTTATAGTAAATAAAATAAAATAAACAAAATGGCAAATTATACAAGAGAAAGAATAGAAGATAAACTTGTAGATAAAGGTTATAAGTACTTTACAGGTGGTAAATTCGATGTTAATATCGTAGGAATACGAAACTCATCAACAGGTGATGATATTACTAATAAATTTGATGATACAATTACAGTTTCATATAAGAATGAAAATGATGAATGGCAATATCATGAATATAAATGTACAACAGACCCAGGAAAGTATTGGGCAGAAAATATAATGAACAAAGATGGTGTTGCGATATTAAAACCAGGTCAATACAGAGGTTCACATCAAGTCGCATTACATCAAGGTAAGTATAAAGCTCTTTGTCAAAGGAAACCTCTAAAGGTGTATCGTGATGATAATAGAGATGAACACTATGATTTAGATGAAAGTACAGTACAAGAAGGCATATTCGGTATTAACATACATAAAGCAGGTGGAAGAGTAAATGGTTCAACTCAGATTGATAAATGGTCTGCAGGTTGTCAAGTATTCTCAAAAGAATCAGATTTTAACGAGTTTATGATTATAATCGATAAAGCTAATGAGATATGGGGAAATTCATTTACATATACTTTAGTAGATTCAAACGATATTTGTTAAAAAGTAATATATATAGTAAGAGGTTATAGTAATAAAGGTTATCTTTAATTTAAAGAGAGGTAATTAAAAATGGCATTTAAAGATTTGTTTAAAGATAAGAACGACATCAACGAAAAATCAGTAGTAGGATTTGCATCATTTGCAATAATGGTATTATTTGCATTTGCAGATTTGATATCAGGAGCAATGGGAGAAAAACTAATTATTAACGATGTAATTTATAATTCATTCGTAATAGTAACACTAGGTTCATTCGGAATATCAGAGATTGGAAAATCATTTGGTAAAAAAGAGTAACGGATAGCATAAGTAATTTACTTTAACCTATACGAAGTTGGTACTATAAACCTCTCATTTTTATGAGGGGTTTTATTTTTTTATATATTTATATTAAATAAAAAACAACAGATTACAAACACAGGTTATAACAAATGATATATTGGTTTACAGGTCAACCCGCTCATGGGAAAACAATACTAGGAACAAAACTTCACAGATTCCTAAAAACAGAAAAAAGAAATTGGAGAAGGGATGTTTTTCACGTAGATGGTGATGATTTGAGAGAACTCACTATTAACAAAGATTACTCACCTGAAGGTAGAGTAACCAACATAAGAAACGCTCAGATGATTGTAGAGTATCTACATAATAATGGATGTGATGTTGTTGTATCTTTAGTTGCACCACCTCGTTGGTTGAGAGATGAGTTTAAAGAAAGAATTGGGTTAGAAGATTTCCAAGAAATTTACGTTCATTGTTCAGAACCAAGAGAAAGAGATCACTTTCATTCAAAAGCATACGAACCACCTATAAGTGAATTTATAGATGTAGATACTACTAAAGATTCACCAAATACTTCATTTTCAAAAATAATCAATATATTAACAAAAACAAATAAGTTATAATGGCACAATATAAAGCACAAGCAGCATTTAAATCATCTTCAACTGAAACGAAATACTCAATGTTCGTAGGAAGATGGCAGCCGTTACATCCTGGTCATCTTTGGTTAATCAATGAAAGATTAAAAGAAGGTAAAAACGTTTGGTTAGCAATTAGAGATGTAACACCAGACGAAAAGAATCCATGGACTGCTCAAGAGATTGAGAAAATGGTACATGAAGGAGAATTAAAGGAACTTATAGAAGATGGAAGAGTTATTACTTCAATTATACCTGATATCGAATCAGTTAACTATGGTAGAGGAGTTGGGTATGATATTATCGAACATATACCTCCAACTGAAATCGGTGAGATATCCGCAACATCAATAAGAAATCAAATGAGAAAAGATGGTAAGTTATAAACGACATATAGCAAAAACAATTTCTTGGAGAGTAATTGGTACAATAGATACGATAGTTCTTTCAGGATTAATTACAGGTAGTTGGACAACTGGTTTAGCTATTGGTGGAGTAGAGGTGATTACCAAAATGGTTCTATATTTCTTTCATGAACGAGCGTGGTATAAATTTAGTAATTTCGGAGTTCATCCTAAAAAATAAAGGAAAGTGTATCAAAAAGTTTTAATATACTATACTTATATAAAAGAACATTAGTATGGAAAATAAAGACGAGAAGATTTTTCCCAATTTCGATCCTACAACTAACTTATCACAAGCTGGTACAAATCGTAGAATGAAACGAGGATTGGGAGCAAAACCTCTAATGGAATCTGAAATACGAGATGCTCAATCAAAAGCCCGTTCCGCCATGGAAGCAGCTAGATTACTTGGAGTATCTTATAACACTTATAAAAAATATGCTAGAAGTTATGGTATATTTGAAGATTTAAAGAATCCAGATGGTACAGGAATAAGAAAAGGATATAACATCAAACGAGGAAAGTATTCTTTGGATGATATATTAAAAGGAAAATATCCAGAGTATCCAATTTGGAAACTTAAACAAAGATTACTTAACAATGGTTATATGTTGGAAAAGTGTAATTCTTGTGGATTTGAGGAAAAAAGATTAGTAGATGGTAAAGTTCCACTAGTATTGGATTTTATAGATGGCAATAGACAAAATCATCTTTATGAAAATTTAAAGATGATGTGTTTCAACTGTTCATTCCTAATAAACGGAAATCTTACAGGTCCTAAAAAGGAATATGAATATTAATTAGGATATACCAATTATTTTTCGTATATTTGTATCAAATAAATAATTATGAGTTACATAATAGGAATGCCATGTGATGGTGTATGTGATACGGTGTGTGTAGATGTTTGTCCTGTGGATTGTATACACGGTCCAATTGATATAAGTGGAAGTGGAAGAGAAGTGAGTGGAATGAGTAAAGAAGAACTCAAAGGAAAACAACTCTACATAGACCCAGCAGAATGTATTGATTGTGGAGCTTGTTTACCTGAATGTCCTGTTAAAGCAATATATGCAACAGAAGAAGAAACGGTAGAAGTAGAGGGTAATGATGAATCAGTTAAAAAGAATTATGAATTTTTCAATCAAAGTTGGGGAGGATTATAACAAAAATAAACAAATTTAAAAAAAAATCAATAATAATTTGGTAAATCCAATAAATTGTTGTATCTTTGTTTAGATTAATAATATATATAAATATAAAACAGAAGTTATGAGTAAATTTTTCGAGGTTACAGTAGAAGTGGTTGTTGCCACACTTAAAAATGGTAAAGATAAAAAGAACAAAGAGGTCTATTTAGTAGATGCAATGTCCGTAACAGAAGCAGAAGCAAGAGTTGTAAAAGATTTTAGCGATAGTGGAGTACAAATGGATTACAAAGTATCAATGGCTAAAGAGAGTAGAGTACTACGAGTAATAGAATAATGAGTAAGGAACCTGAAGTAATACAGGAAGAAATTAAGACAAGAGTTGCTAAGAGAGTACCACCTGGAGATAGGTGGTCTCCCTTAGACAATTCAACAGTCTTATTAGAATCACTAACAGATGTATTGGAGTATGTTTACCAAAAACAAGGTAATTCACAATTCTTTATGGATGCTAGAGAGGGATTTGTATATGTTATAGATACAGAAGAAAAAATAATAGAACCAGAACCAACTAAAACCTGGAGCTTGTACGGTGAAGAGTAAATTAAAAAAATTAATATTAACAATACTATTGATGTATGGTTCGATGTTTCCTAAATCAGGAATCATAACGGATTGTTCAAAAGAAATTGATTATGAAAGTAACGATGAGATTCAGATGTTTATTTAAAACATCCGATAATCATTTATAATCAAGATAGGTATTAGCAGTTTAGGAAATTCCACATAAGGGGTTTTCTAGAAAACTACATATTTATAGTAAGTTACTAGTAACAATTAAATTAACAAATAAAAAGAAAAAAATGACAACATTTTTAATTATCGTAGGTATCATTGCTATCATAGCAGGTATCTATTTCGTTCTTATCAAAACAGGTAAGATTGGAGACAGAGACGGAGATTATATCGCCGATGAGATTGAAGACACAATCGATGATGTAAAAGACGAAGTTAACAAAGCAAAAGCTAAGGTTAATAAAAAAGTAAAAGCAGTAAAAACTCGTGTATCTAAAGTAATAGATGAGTTGGAAGATGTTGGTGAAGAGATTTCCGATGTATTAGCAGCAATCAAAGGTAAACCAACGAAAAGTAAATTGAACTCCTTAACTAAAAAACAGTTAGTAGATTCAGCAAAAAAAGATCATTCAGTAGATTTGGAACTTGCAACAAAGAAATCAACTTTAGTAAATAAAGTTTATTCACTTTATAGCAAAAAATAAGGAGAACAATTTTGAGTTTAAAAAAAGTAATTACCGAAGCAGTATTAGTTGATTCTATGTTAGATATGGAACAAGAACTAATGAACATCAAAGAATCTATTTTAGAACAAATGATTATAGAGGGAGTTGATGATCCTGGTATACTTAAATGTGTATTCATGGCAGGAGGACCTGGTTCAGGTAAATCCTTTACTGCCATGGAAATCTTCGGTATTGATAAGAAACTCAAATCATCATTTTCTTCCTTTGGATTAAAGAATCTTAATTCAGATTCAGCATTTGAAAAGGGATTAAAAGATTATGGTATTGACCCAAGAAAATTAGCTGATATAGAAAAGAATGATGCTGAACTTTGGGATAAGTTGACCGGTAATGGAAAGGATAGTGTTCGAAGTAAAGCAAAAGAACTTACTAAGAAACAGAAAGCATTTTACGAAGCAGGTAGATTGGGTATGATTATCGATGGAACTGGTCATGATTATGGTAAGATTCAGAAAAATAAGAAAAAAGCCGAATCACTAGGTTATGATACCTACATGGTATTCGTTAATACTTCACTCGAAGTAGCTCAAGAAAGAAAC